AGCAACAACTATTCTTTATGATCAAGTATTTAATCTTTCAACAAGTAATTTTAATAGTCAAGCACACGAATTATATTTAGATCTTGGTGCATTTGGTACTGGAGTTATGATGGTACAAGATATGCCAGGTAAAGGTATTGTATTTAGAACTTTTCATCTAGCTGATTGTTATATACAAGAAAATGATTCAGGATTTGTTGATACATTATATAGAAAATATAAAAGAACTGCAAGACAATTATTAGAAAGATTTGGTGATGCTGTTCCTGAAAATGTTAAAAAAGTTGCAGAGAAAGACCCTTATAAAGAATTTGAAGTTATACATGCAGTAGAACCTTCTGAAACATATGGTGAGCCTTATAAGAACCCAACAAAGAAAAACTTTAAATCTTGTTATGTTTTAGTTGAAGAAAAAGCTTTGCTTGAAGAAGGAGGCTATGATGAATTTCCATACATGGTTCCTCGTTGGCAAAAAGTTGCAGGTGAGATATATGGTAGATCACCATCAATGACGTCTTTACCAGATATTAAAATGGTAAATACAATGATGAAAACTATTATTAAAGCTGCACAAAAAGTAACCGATCCCCCTTTACTTGTTCCTGATGATGGTTTCATACTCCCTGTGAGAACCGTGCCAGGTGGACTAAATTTTTATAGATCTGGCACTCAGGACAAGATTGAACCATTAGTAACTAATGCTAGGCCTGATATTGGTTTTGAGATTCTTCAAAATAGAAGAGAACATATTATGTCTGCATTTCACGTTGATTGGTTAAAGATGCCAGAACAAAAAGGCGGTCCTAATATGACAGCTACTGAGGTTATAGCTAGACAAGAAGAAAAAATGAGATTAATGGGACCAATGGTTGGTAGACTACAAGTAGAATTTTTAGGTCCACTAATCAATCGTGTGTTTAAAATTATGTCAAGACAGAAGAAATTACCTGATGTGCCTTCTATTTTACAAGGTCAAAATATGAAGATAGAATATACATCACCATTAGCAAGAGCACAAAAATCAGGTCAATTAATGACAGTTACAAGATTGTTTGAAAGTATGGTTCCATTATTTAATGTTAAACCTGATCTTTTAGATAATATGAATACTGATGAAACATTCAGATATTTCCATCATTTATTAGATGCCCCACCTCAAATATTAAATGATAAAGATTCTGTTGAACAACAGAGACAACAGCGAGCTGAGCAGCAACAAGCTATGATGGAGGCAGAACGTGCACAACAAGAAAGCCAATCTATGAAAAATGTTGCTGAAGCTCAGCGAGCAAAACAACAAGGATTAACAATTGGCTAAAAAACCACTAGGGCTTGAAAAGCTCAACGAACATTATAAAAAAGTATTTACATCAAAAGATGGAGAAATTGTTTTATCTCATCTTTGTAAACAAGGATTCGTCTTTGAGACAACACATTGTCCAGGCGATGCCTACGAAACAGCTCACCGTGAAGGTATGAGACGTATCGTAGTTTCAATACTAAAGTTTCTCAATAAAAAACCTGAGGACTTTAAAAACATGATAAACATGGAGGCAATCAATGAGTGAAATAACTCAACAAACTGGGTCCGTTGTAACTGATGCGGGTAGCTCAGCTGCTCCTACGCAAGATTGGAGAACTGCTATACCTGAAGATTTACGATCTGACCCTTCATTAACTGACATTAAAGATGTTGGTAACTTAGCTAAAAGCTATATAAATAGTCAAAAGCTAATAGGCAAAAACAGAATCTCTTTACCAGGAGATAATGCAACTGATCAGGAATGGGGACAGTTTTATAACAGTCTAGGCAGACCTGAACAAGCAGATGCATATAACTTTGGTGATAGACCTGTTATGGCTGAAGGTTTAGAATATGACGAGCAATTTGAAGGCGCATTTAAAAATTTAGCGCATCAAGCTGGATTGACATCTAAACAAGCTAAAACATTATTTGATGGTTACCACGAATATGTAAACGGTAAGGTAACATCAGAAGGTCAAGACGCTGCAGGTCAAGCTTCTCAATGGGTAGATTCTTTGAAAAAAGAATTTGGAAAAGCTTATGATGAGCGTGTTGATTTAGCTCAAAGAGCTGTACAAACGTATGGTTCTCCAGAGCTTAATGACTGGTTAGATAATACTGGCATGGGTAATAATCCTATGATAGTTAAAATGTTCGCTAAAATTGGCGAAGGTTTAGCTGAAGGAAGATCCGATGCTACTACTCAACGTTCATTTACCATGACACCTGATCAAGCTAGACAAGAAATAGCTAGATATAACAGGGATAGTGATTTTATGCAAGCATATAATAGTGGAGACCATGCAGGACATGCAGAAGCAGTTTCTAAGATGAATAATCTGTTTCAATTAGCATATCCTGATGAAACTCCGATTAGCTAGTATAAAATAAGTATGTACGAATTTATTAACTAGTTATATAGTTAATAGAAGTGGGTAGCCGTAAAGGTCCACTCGTCGATGAAGGCAGAGACGTTAAATGCAAGTGAATGTCCATGTATTTGGGTAGCGTTCGCGATTAATAATAACAACAACGTAAACACGGAGGCAACATAGTATGTCTGTAAATATAACAACAGCTTTTGTGAACCAATACAAAGCTAACGTTGAACACCTTTTACAACAAAAAGGTTCTAGACTTAGACCATTTGTAAGGGTTGAAACACAAAACGCTGAGTTTGAATACTATGATCGTATAGGAAGTGTGGATGCGGTAGAAGTTACTTCTAGACATTCTGACACTCCGCTTATCTCAACTCCTCATGACAGAAGACAAGTGTCATTAAGAGACTTTGATTGGGCGGACATGATTGACAGAACTGATAGAATCAGACTTTTAATCGACCCTGCATCTCCTTACGCGCAAAACGCCGCTTGGGCACTTGGCAGAAAAATGGATGACATTATCATTGGAGCTGCTTTTGGTACTGCTTACACAGGTAAGACTGGAAGCTCTTCAGTGTCGTTCCCTGCTAGTGATCAAATCGCTGTTAACTACGTTGAGACTGGTTCTGCTACGAACTCAGGTCTAACAATTGGAAAACTTAGAGAAGCAAAAAGAATTCTGGATTCAAATGAAGTTGATCCTTCAGATCCAAGATTCGTTGTTGTAACTTCTAAGCAAATCAATGACTTGTTGCAAACAACTGAAGTAACAAGCTCTGACTATAACTCAGTCAAAGCTTTGGTACAAGGTGATATCAACACTTTCATGGGTTTCAATTTCATTAGAACTGAAAGAGTTGCAGCTGACTCAAATAGTTACAGAAGAGTGATCGCTTATGCTAAGTCTGGGCTTCTTTTAGCCGTTGGTGCTGATGTACAAGTTGACATCGGTCCTAGACGTGATAAAAGAAATGCTACCCAAGTATACTGTTCTGCTTCTTTCGGGGCAACTCGAATGGAAGAAGGAAAAGTTGTTGAAATCAAATGTTCGGAAGCATAATAAGGAGATAAAAAATGGCTGTTACAACTCAAAATTCTACAGAGTACACTAACGCTACTGCTTCTCCTGTTGTGACTTTAAATCCGACTACAGATTACGCTGGAAGAGTGAGAATAATGCACTTTACTCATGCTCAGTCTGGTGCTGGAGATGCTACTTCATCAGTAGCTCTTGGTACTTTACCTGCAGGAAAAGTAAAAGTGTTACTTTCTTCTTCTAACGCGTATGTAAACTGGACTACTGGTTCAGCTACATTAGATCTTGGTTGGGATGCGTACACTGATGGAGACGGTAATAGCGTAGCTGCAGATGCAGATGGTCTTTTGGATGGTTTAAACGTAGATACTGCTGGTCAATTCTCTTTGGGATCTGGCCAAGCTGCTACTGGAGGTACTTATACTTTCAATAGCAAAGGCGGTGTTACAATTAGAGCTACTTCACAAGATACTGCAATTGCAAATGATGACGATCTAGTAGGCTACATTTTATATGTAGTTGACTAAACTCAAAAACTTGTGGGGGTAACGTGATGTGCCCCCACATTTTAAAAGGAATAACATGGCGACAACAAAGATTGATATAGTAAATAGGGCGTTAGGATTTTTAGGTGCAGAATTCATATCGTCTTTGACAGAAGATACAAAAGCTGCACGTTTTGCAAATCAGTTATATGATGATACTCGAGATGCAGTTTTTAGATCGCACCCTTGGAATTGCTGCATAAAAAGAGCTACATTTTCATTATTATCATCAACACCTAATTTTTATTTTAGTTACCAATTTCAATTACCAAATGATTTTTTAAGAATGGTAAGACCAGAAGATGATACAGTTGAATATAAGGTAGAAGGTGACAAATTATTAACAGAAACTGAAATATTTAGAGCTACTTATATATTTAGAAATACAGATGTAGGTACATATGATTCTGGATTAATTGATGTATTGGCATATAAGCTAGCTACAATACTAACAATGCCATTACTACAAGATATTAAAACATTAAATGCTATGAACCAAATGTATGAATTAAAATTAAGAGAAGCTAGATCTTCTGATGCAATGGAAGGAACGCCTGAAGGTCTTAATGCAGATTATTGGTTAGAATCAAGAACTTCTGGTACAAACTTATCTGATTATAGATGGAATAAATATACGACGTAAAATGACATGGCAGAATCATCACCAATACTCACAAATTTTACCTCTGGAGAGCTTAGTCCTAGATTAAACGGTCGTATTGATCTAGATAAATATTACAATAGTGCTGCTACAATACATAACTTTGTAGTTTTAATGCATGGAGGTGTGACAAAACGTCCAGGTACTAGATTTATACGTGAAGTCAAAAATAGTGCTAATAGAACAAAACTTATTCCATTTACATTTTCAAAAACACAATCATATGTGTTAGAATTTGGAGATCAATACATAAGATTTTATAAAGATGAAGGTATTATTGTAACAACTGGAACAACTCCTTATGAGTTAGCTACAACCTATACTACTGCGCAAATAGATGAGTTAGATTATGTACAATCAGCTGATGTATTATTTATTGTGCATCCAAATCACCCTCCTAGAAAATTATCTAGAACAGGACATACTTCATGGACATTAACTGACGTAGATTTTTTTGATGGTCCATATCTTGATGTAAATACCACATCTACAACTATGTCAAACTCAGGAGTTTCTGGCAGTGTAACTATCACAGCATCCTCAACAACAGGAATAAATAATAATACAGGATTTTCTGCAGCAACTGACATTGGAAGATTAATTAGAATACAACATTCTGGCGACTGGGGTTTTGCAAAAATAACTGCTGTTAATAGTACAACACAAGTTACAGCAACTGTTGATTCTGAAAGACCTTATACAGCATCTTCTGGTACACATGCAGAATGGCAATTAGGAGCTTTTTATACAGGCAATTATCCATCTAAAGTAACATTTTTTGAAGAAAGATTATTTTATGCAAATACAAATAATAATCCAAATACAATATATGGCTCTGTTACTGCAGATTTTGATGCATTTCATCCTAATGCTACAAATGGTGATATCGCAGATGATGATGCAGTTATCTATACATTAACATCAGATCAAGTTAATCAAATTACAGCCATGTATGGTGGAAGATATTTACATGTATTTACTAAAAGTGGTACATTTAATGTATCATCAAGCTCAGCTACTGCTGCATTAACACCAACTTCTGTACAAGCTATTAATGAAACAACTGATGGTTCTTCTGATTCAAAAATTGCACCTGCATCTAAATCAGTATTATTTATTGGTAAAAACAAAAAACGTGTAAGAGAATTTGCTTATAACATTGATTATGACTCATTTACTTCTCCTGATATGATGGTTCTATCAGAACATTTAGGTTTTGGTAGTATAGAAGAAATAGCTTTTGCTACTTATCCTAATAACGTTTGTTGGGCTAGAAGAGCAGATGGTATTTTATTAGGTTTAACATATTACAGAGATCAACAAGTTACAGCTTGGCATAGACATACAATTGCTGGTACTGATGCTAAAGTAAAAAGTTTAGCAATTATACCTGGTATTAATGATGCATTTGATACTGTTTATATGATTGTAGAAAGAACAATAAATGGTTCAACTGTACAATATGTTGAATTTATGGAAAATGAATTTAGATTAGCAGATAGTCAAACTAAAGATGATCAATTCTTTTTAGATTCTGGGCTTACATATACAGGTGCTTCAACATCTACAATTACAGGACTAGATCATTTAGAAGGAGAAACTGTATCAGTATTAAATAATGGTGCTGCAGAATTATCAAAAACAGTATCATCTGGTTCTATCACACTATCAAATCCAACTACAAAATGTCATGTTGGATTAGCTTATAATTCAGAATTAGAATCAGTTAATGTTGAGCCTAAAAGTCAATATGGCACAACTCAAGGTAAGCGTGGAAGAATTGATAAATGTATATTTAGAGTATTTGAAACAGTAGGTTTAAAAGCAGGTCCTGCTTCAACTAGTGTCAATGTAGTACCGTTTAGAACTACGACTAGTACAATGTCTGCTACAGAACCTAAAACAGGTGACTATGAGTTTTTAATGCCTGCTACATATACTACAGAAAATAAACTATACGTGAAGTCGGACACACCTCATGCGTGTACAATATCCGCAATCATGATACAAATGAGTACTTACGAATGATGGTTGTTCCTTTTGAAGATTGGCATTTTGATATGATAGAATTATCAGGTCCTGAACAAAAGATGATTCAGAACTATGGGAAAACTTGGCCATCTGTTATTCATTGTTTAAAACATCAAGGGGCTACATTTTCTTGGTGGCATAATAAAAAGATTGTTGGTATTTGCCGTTAATATTTTGCTCATTTTTCTAAGCTGGGCATCATATAAATATCCGCATGGCGATGAATATCTGTTCATTTTCATGATATCTCTGGTATTTATGATAGAACAGGAAACA